CGTGAACGAGACGACGGCCCTCACGTTCGAGATCGACTGGCGCAGCCCCGTCTCGACCGACGAGCGCATCGTCGGGGGCCTGGCCGTTCCCTGGAACGAGACCAGCCGGCTCACCCCGGACCCCGCCGGCGAGAGATTCCTCCCGGGGTCCCTCACCCGCTCGGTGAAGGCCCGGGGCGACCGGCTCAAGCTGTTCCGGGGATCGCACGGCCATGACATGATCCCGGTCGGGCGGGCGGTCAGCCTCGACGCCCGCCACGCCGACGGCCTGTACACGACCTGGCGCATCGCCAACACCGCGACCGGCGACCAGACGCTCGAGGAGGTCCGCGAGGGCCTGCTGGATTCGTTCAGCATCGGCTTCCGCACCGTTCGGGCCCAGCGCGGCGCCGACGGTGCCCGCGAGATCGTCGAGGCCGAGCTGGGCGAGGTGACGCTGTTGCCGACCGGCGCCTACGACGGGGCCCGCGTCCTCGAAGTGCGCGCCCCGGTCCTGCGCGCGGCCGACCTCGACGCCTGGCTCGCGGCGCACCCGGTGCCCGAAGTCAACAGGGCCCCGCTGCCCGACCTCCGGCAGTACAGGCGGTCGTAGCCGCCACTTCGTCGAGGCGGGCGGCCACCGCGTCCGCGGAGAACATCTCGCCGAGGCGGGCGTGCATGGCCTCGACCTTGCGCCGGTGCTCCCGGCGGTAGCGCGCGACCTCGCGGGTCGTGACGTGCCAGTCGCGGCCGACCTTGCGGGCCCTGAGGACGCCGTTGGCGATCTGCTGACGCAGGGTCGCGGGGTCCAGGCCGAGGAGTTCAGCGGCTTCGACGAGGGTCATCGGTTGCAGAAGGAGTGACTGGGCGAGCCGCAATTGCGGCAGAACCGCTCGCCGGCGCTGAACCCGGCCTCGCGGCCGTGGCGCCAGTTGACGCGCACGCCTCGGAGAGTCGGGCTGCCGTAGACGGAGTGGACAACCTCGCCGCAGCGCGCGCAGCGGTGCGTCATCCGCGTGATGTGGCCGCCGTAGCGGACCGCCGTCTCGTACTCCGAGGTCGGCTCCCCGACGAGCGGGCGATGGCCGCTCATGACCGGGTCTCGACGTCGGACCGCTACTCGCTTTGTCATCTCTCATCTCTCCGTTCGTCTTCGTCTGTCTCTCTTGACTCTGTTACGCTACGCTAGCGTAGAGAGTATGTCAAGGACAATCCGCAAGTCTGAGAGTCGTTCTCATGGAGTAGACTCGCGCCCGTAGTCCGCCCGCCTCACTCGCCCGGGCCGCTGGAAACACTCGGTCGCGACCGACTCGCCCAGCAAGCCGGAAACACGGAGATACACCGGACAGGTGGTTTCAGCGTGTTTCACGGGAGGCGAGTACCGATGGTCTACCTCGACAGGCTGCTGTCCGAACGCACGGAACTGACAGCCATCATGACCGGCCTGCGCGACCGCGCCGCGGCCGAAGAGCGCGACATCTCCGACAGCGAACGCTCCGAGATCGCGCGACTCCAGGAGCGTTGCGTCGTCGTCGACGGCCTGCTCACCGAGCACGAGGCGCAGTCGTCCTCGGCCCGCGCGTTCGCGCAGCTCCAGGACCGGATCGAGGCCAACCGCGACACCGCCGCGCCGCGCCCGGCCCCGGGCCGCCCGCAGGAGCAGCGCAGCCACGGCCAGCTGTTCACCGAGTCCACGCAGTTCCAGACCTACGCCGGCCGGGGTGCGATGGCGCCGGTCGAGATGACCGACTTCCTCGGCTTCGAGCAGCGCGCCGTGATCACCACGGCCGCCCTCAGCATCCAGCCGTTCGTATGGGCCAACACGCTCGCCACGCCGGCGATGCCGCTGACCGACGCGGTCAACCACGTCCGCGTGTCCTCGGGCGTCGTGGAGTGGGTCGAGGTCGGCGCCGATCCGGTCGCCGCGGTGGTCGCAGAAGGCTCGGCCAAGCCCGAGGCGGCCGTCACCGTGACGCCCAAGACGAGCACATTGGAGACCCTGGCACATTGGGTGCAGATCACCAGGCAGGCCCTGAGTGACGCGCCGTACATCCGCAGCCTGCTCGAGGGCAAGCTCCGCAACGGGCTCGCCCGCAAGGTCGAGGCCGACATCGCGACGCTGCTCAACGGCGCGACGCTCCAGTCCGCCGTCGACGCCGACATGACCAAGGCCATCCGCAAGGCGATCGCCCTCGTCGAGGTCGCGGGCTACATCCCCAACACGGTCCTGCTCAACCCGGTCGACTACGCCTCGCTCGACGTCAACGCGATGCTCGAGTCCAACGGCGGGCCCATCCGGCGCCTGACCTACTGGGGCCTGACGCCGATCGCGTCGTCGAGCATCACCGCCGGGAGCGCCATCGTGGGCGACTTCAAGGAGGGCGTGACCCTCTTCGACCGCGGCGTCGCCGACGTGTTCGTGACCGACAGCCACGCCTCGCTGTTCATCAGCAACATCCTCGTGATCCTCGCCGAGGGTCGCTACAAGAGCGCGATCACGGATCCGCTCGCCCTCGCCGAGACCGCGGCGGCCTAGTCGTGGCAGGACACCCCGGCACGCTTCCCCTACGCCTCTACCGGGGTGATTCCTACGCCTGGCAGGTTCGCCTCTGGTCCGACGACGCATACACCGTGCCCGTCGACCTCGCGGGCGCCATGGCCGCCGCGTCGATCGCAGCCACCGACGGCGTGATGGACATCGTCTGCACCGTCACGCTGCCCAACGTCATCGACCTCAACCTCGCGGCGTCGGAATGGAACGGCGTGACGAACCCGACCCGCTGGGACCTCCAGCTCACCTGGGACGACGGCCGCGTCTACACCCTGCTCGCGGGCGGCGTCACCGTGCAGGACGACGTGACGCCGTGAGGATCACCAGCGACGACGACATCGTGGTGGTCGACGTGACCGCGGCGCAGGGCCCGCCGGGACCGGCCGGGCCGCCGGGTCCTCCGGGCGAGGGCGCGGCCACGATCATCACCCCCGACGATCCCTCCGACGACGGGCTCGCGGCCGACCTCGGCGCGCTCGCCCTCTACACCGACCAGAGCCCGCCGGTCCTGTTCCTCAAGCACGACGCGGCGGACACCGACTGGACCCAGGTCATCACCGCGAACGCCAAAGAGATCACGATCGAGAACAAGGCCACCTCGATCGTCAGCGAGGACGTGAACCTCAGTTCGACGCGGGGCACGGGGATCAGCCTGGGCTTCGACCTCGTCTTCACGGGCCCGGTCCTCCAGTACAACCCCGTCGCGGACATGTACGTCAACCGGCTCAGCGGCACCGCCGACCCGTCGGCGGGCGCAGGCGTTCCAGCGAATCCCGGCTCGACCTACCAGCGCGACAACGCCGGGACGGGCGAGCTGTGGCTCAAGACCGGCGCGGCCGACACGGCATGGCAGAAGGTCGCCCTCGTCCCGTGACCACCTACGTCGATGTCGTCATGGAGGCGCCGCCCGTCTACGTCGACATCGCCACAGCAGCCGGCCTCCCGGGGCCGTCTGGTCCTCCGGGCCCGGAAGGGCCGCCGGGCCCGGAAGGGCCAGCCTCGACCGTGCCGGGCCCGGCAGGACCGGCAGGCGCTGCCGGATCTGCGGGTCCGCCGGGAGCCGATGGCGCACCGGGGCCCGAGGGTGACCCCGGGCCCGCGGGTGCAACCGGCGCAGAGGGCCCACAGGGCCCACAGGGGCCGCAGGGCCCGGCCGGGCCCACGGGTCCTGCTTCGACGGTTCCGGGGCCACAGGGGCCGTCAGGGCCTGCCGGGGACGACGGTGCGCCGGGTCCGGCGGGCGCTGACGGCGCAGTCGGGCCCGCAGGACCCGAAGGGCCGGAAAGGACGATCACCCGCGTGTACCTCTCGCAGACCCCGACGGTCTCGACCTCTCCCGCCTACACCGCCGGCGATGCCATGGGCGGCCTGCTCACGTTCGCCGGCGCCGTGCTCGCCGCCGGCGGCAGCGGCGTCGTGCTGTCCGCGACGGCGCTGTGCAAGACGCCCGCGCTGCTGCCGATCCTCGAGCTCTGGCTGTTCAAGGTGACCTTCACCCCGACGGCCGACAACAGCCCGTTCGCGCCGTCCGACGGCGACATGGCGAACTGCATCGGGGTCATCCCGATCGCCGCGTGGTACGACGACACGGCCAACTCCATCGCGGTCTGGCGCGGCGTCCATCCGATGGTGCTCACCGGGACGTCCCTGTTCGGCCAGCTCGTCACCCGCACGGCGGTCACGCTCGGCTCCACCTCCGATATCACCGTCGGCCTCAACGTGATGCAGGACTGATGCTCGACCTCGAAGTGATCGCCCAGGCGCCCCAGGCCGAGGACCGCCCGCCCGTGCCGGGCTTCTCGGGGTGGTGGGACGCGTCCGACCAGGCGAGCGTGCAGACGGCCATCGGCGATCACGTCAGCCAGTGGCGCGACAAGTCGGGAAACGCGCGCCACCTCACCCAGGCCACCGATGCCACGCGGCCCTATACGGGCTCGTGGAGCCAGAACGGGCGTAACGTGGTGTGGACGCACGGCAAGACCACGTTCATGCAGGGCGCATCGCCACAGTCCGGGCAGCCCTACACCCTCGTCACCGTCGCGGCCGATACCGTGGGCGATGGCAACCAGCGTGACCTGTGGATCATGCGCGTGGGCTCGGGCGAGGGCCGCCTGTACCGCAACAGCGGCGACGACATCCTGCTGTACGGCGGCGCCACCGTGAGTTCCGGGCGCAAGTGGGAACGGCGGCGCCCGCACGTCGTGACATCGGTGTTCAACACCTCCGCGACGCAGATCAGGGTCGATGGCCGCTACTCGGCCTCGGGCAGCCTCGGGCACACGGGCGATGCGTCGTGGACGGTCTTTGCGTTCCCGGGCGGCAGCGAGGCGTGGATGGGCTGGATCGGCGAGATCGTCGCCTACGCGCGCCTGCTCACCGCGTCCGAGATCCAGCTGACCGAGTCCTATCTCACCCGCAAATGGGGTGTGCAATGATCGAGATCCTGCGGGCCCGCCGCTACGTCACGGGCGAGATCGAGGCCGTCGCGCACCTCGACAACACGCGCGTCCTGCCGGACGGCGAGCCCGACCCGGCATGGGTCCTCCGGAATACGTGGCAGGTCTCGGAGGAGACGTGGTCGGGCTGGACGCCGGCCGAGCGTGACGCCTGGATCACGTCGATGCGCGCGGAGTTCGCGGAGATGTGCCGCGCGCAGCGGATCATCGTCGACGACGCCGAGGACGGCGGCAGCGTCCTGCCGATCGAGGGGAGCATGTTCGCGCCATGACCTACCAGGACGTCGGCGGCTACCCAACCCTCGCCGAGCTGCGGACGTGGCTCAAGGTGCCGGCCACGATCCTGCCCGACGCCGAGCTCGGGATCGTCGCGGCCGCCGAGCAGGCGGCCCAGCAGCGCCTCGACTGGGGCGCGGGCGAGCTGCCGGCCGACGCGCTCGCCGCGTTCTACCGGCGCTGCGCCCGCCACGCCGCGGCCAAGAACATCCCGCTCGGGATCATCGCGGCCGACGCCGAGTTCGGGACCATCCGCATCTCCCGCTGGGAGTCGGAGGTCGAGCGGCTCGAGGCCGCCTACGTCTCGCCCGTCGTCGCATGAGCCCGCACCACCTGGAGAAGCCCATGACCGAGCAGGAGATCGCGCACCAGATCGAGATCACCGAGGAGCTCGACCCCGACCCGGAGCCGCAGCCGGCGCCCGAGCCTGTCCCGGCGCCCGAGGACGACGACGGCGAGGCCGACCCCGAGTGATCAGCCGCGCCGCCATCGCAGCCGCGCTCTCGACCGTGCCGGGTCTCACGGGCGAGGCGCTCGAACCGCCGACCAAGTCGGTCGGGCAGGCGTGGCCGGTGTGGCGCGACAGCGTGACGCTCAACGGTTGCGATGCCGTGACCGTCAACTGGTACGTCTACGTCGTCCTCCCGGCGGGCGACCTGAACGCCCCGGCCGACGCGGCCGACCCGCTCGCGCTGCCCATCAGCCGGGCGCTCCACGACACCGGCCTCACCGTCGAGCGGTGGGAGCCCTACCAGCTCGTCCTGGGGCCGGATCAGACGATGCCGGTCCTGCGCTACACCGCGTTCGACTGAGGAGGAGACCATGCCCGCGATCGTCAACAAGCTCGGACCCGGAACGCTCAGCATCGGCTCGGCCGGCACCGAGGTCGACTTCACGTGCCAGGTCACGGCGGCCCGGGTCGAGTGGAGCGCGGACGCCGAGGACGACATCGAGACGCTGTGCGGCGACACCGTGCCCGGCGCCCGCAACTACTCGGCCACGCTCTCGGGGACGATCTTCAACGACCTCGGCACCGCGGCCGGGATCGTCGAGTTCAGCTGGACGAACAAGGGCACGACCCAGCCGTTCATCTTCCAGCCGTCCCAGACCACGGGCGTCAAGGAAGTCCACGGCAGCCTCATCGTCGACCCGATCAGCGTCGGCGGCGACGAGGTCGGCCAGAACATGACCAGCGACTTCGAGTGGGCGTGTGTCGGCGACCCGACACTCGCGACGCCGACCGTCTAGTGCCGGCGCAGTTCGAGGTCGAGGGCGGGCGCCAGCTCCGCAAGAGCCTCAAGGACGTCGAGGACGGCCTCAAGGACTTGAAAGCCGCCCACGCCGAGGCCGCGGGCATCGTGGCCGATGCGGCGCGGTCGGGGGCGCCCCGCCGCTCCGGGCGGCTCGCGGGCAGCATCCGGCCCTCGGGCACCAAGACGGCCGCGATCGTCCGGGCGGGCGGTGCGCGGATCCCATATGCCGGCGTCCAGGAGTACGGCTGGCCGAGGCGCAACATCCCGGCGCAGCCGTACATCGTGCCCGCCGCGCACGACACCGAATCGACCTGGATCGCGCGCTACCAGGACGTCGTGGACCGCCTGCTGGGGAAGGTGAAGGGTGCCTGACTTCAAGCTGCCGACGCCGCTCGCGCGGGTGCGCCTCACCGACGGCCGCGTCCTCGAGGCGCGCGTCATCAACCCCGACTACCTGCGCTGGGACCGGACCGCGAGCAAGCACGGCTGGCCCAAGATGGCCGAGGCGCCGTTCCTGTGGCAGACGTTCCTCGCCTGGTCAGCGCTGCGGCGCGAGGGCCTCATCGCGGATTCCGTGACCTGGGAGGAGTTCAGCGACCACCTGGCCGAGCAGGTCGAGATGCAGGGCCTGCCAGGCACCGACACGGCCGCGCTGAACGGCACGTCGTCCGCGGACCCTACCCTGCTACCAGTCGGACCCGGCTGATCGTGGAGCTCGCCGTGGCGACCCACACCGCGCCGCGCGACTGGTACGACGAGGACGACGCGACGCTCGCGACCGCGCTGGAAGTCCTCGACCGCATCTACGCGAAGGACTGACCGATGGCGGCCGGTTCGGCGATCCTCGCCATCAAGATCATCGCGGATTCGCGCGATGCCACGAAGGCCTTCGACGAGACCGGCAAGGGGCTCGACCAGCTCGGCTCGACGATGACCTCGATGGCCGTGCCCGCGCTCGCGGTCGTGGGCGCGTTCGGGGCGATGGCGGTCGCCGCGGCCGCGGACGAGGCCGAGCAGCAGAAGCTCACGGCCGCGATCGCAGCCGCGGGCGCCGCAACGGCCGAGTCGACGGCCCAGGTCGAGGCCGCGATCGTCGCCGGGCAGGCGCGCGCCTTCACCGATTCCGAGGTCCGCGCGGGGATGCAGGACCTCGTCACCGCGACCGGGAGCGTGAGCGAGGCGACCGCGCTGATGGCGGCTGCCCAGGACATCGCGCGCCTGAGTGGCGTCAGCCTGGAGACCGCGAGCGCGGCAGTCGCCAAGGCGCACGAGGGCAACGGGGCTGCGCTGGCCAAGCTGATTCCGGGCCTCGACAAGGGCGCCAACGCGCAGGAGACGCTCGCCAACGCGACCGCGCTCGCGGCGGGCCAGGCCGACGCCTACGCGGCCTCTGCTCCGGGGCAGATGGCGATCGTGGGGGATTCGTTCGGAGAACTCGGCGAGGAAGTGGGATCGATGTTCCTCCCGATCCTCAAGGACCTCATCGGCATCGTCTCTGGTGTCACGAAGGTCCTCCAGGAGAACTCCGGCGCCGTCAAGGCCGTCGCGGTCGTCGTCGGTGTCCTCGCCGCCGGCATCCTCGCCGCGAACGTGGCGATCGCTGCGTACAACGCGATCATGGCGGCCGTCCGCATCGCGACGGTGGCTTGGACGGTCGCGCAGACGGCGCTCAACCTCGTCCTCAGCCTCAATCCGATCGGCATCGTCATCATCGCCATCACGGCGCTCATCGCGGCGTTCGTCCTCGCCTACCAGAACTCCGAGGACTTCCGGCGCATCGTCGACGGCGTGTTCAAGGCCGTGGTCGGCTTCGTCAAGACGGCCGTCGCCACGATCAGCACCGTCATCGGCACGCTCACCGCCATCCTCCAGGCGCCGTTCAAGGCGTTCGAGGGCATGGTCCGCACCGTCATGGACACCGTGACCGGGCTCGTGCAGTCCGCGGTCTCGACGATCAACTCGATCTTGGATGGGATCAGGGGCGCGATCGACACCGTCGCCAACGCCGTCGATTCCATCAACCCGTTCGGGGCCATGCCGCCGCCGATGGCGCCGGCGCCGGTCGTCGCCGGGACCGGGCGCGGCGCGCGCAGCACGGCCCTGACGCGCGGGGCCCGCACCGGCGACGCCGCGATGGCCGGCAGCCTCACCGTCAACGTCTACGGCGGCGACCCCTGGCGCATCGAGCAGGCCGTGCGCCGCGGCTACCGCGGCTGGACGGCGGGCAGCGGCAAGGGCGCGCCGCGCCGCGAGTACTAGGAGGGCGCATGGCCGGCAAGAGCAACTATCTCGAGGGCAAGT